TTATTAAAACAGTAACGGAGTATAAGACTCTTGAAATATATCAACCTCCGCTACCAAAAGCAATTGACTTACAAGATGTAGAATTTTTTGTAATTACAGAAAAGAATTTTGAAGAGCAAGTAAAAAAGCTTGAAAAGATGCAAAGCGGTACTTACGTACTCTTTGGTATTACGCCACAAGACTACGAAAACATGGCGTATAATTTACAAGAGCTAAAAAGATACATAGGTCAGCAAAAAGAAATTATTATTTACTATCGTCAAGCTACACAAGGCGATGAAAACACAGACTCTGAAGATTGGATGGAACGAAATGAAGAAGTTCTTGAGGATCAAAAACAGGACTAAATTATGGCTGTTCAAATTAGTCGAGCAGATGTATCTTCCGATGAGATACTAGATTTACAATCTGAGACACGCTTCTTAAAGCTGCCCACAGATCCCTACCTGGATCTGCTGGGCGTTACACCATTACCCTCCCAGGTAGCCATCATAAATGCGATTAATAATCCTAAGTACAGATTTGTCTGTGCGGCAGTTTCAAGGCGGCAAGGCAAAACATATATCGCAAACATAATCGGGCAACTTGTATCTTTAGTTCCCGGATCTAATATTTTAATCATGTCCCCCAACTACTCGCTGTCTCAGATTTCTTTTGACTTACAAAGAAATCTTATAAAACATTTTGACTTAGAAGTAGCAAAAGACAATGCAAAAGATAAAGTTATAGAACTGAGCAATGGCTCAACAGTTCGAATGGGTTCCGTAAACCAAGTTGATTCCTGTGTAGGTCGTAGCTACGATCTCATTATATTTGACGAAGCGGCCTTGGCAGACGGACGTGATGCGTTCAACGTAGCACTTCGTCCTACTTTGGATAAAGATAACTCAAAAGCTATCTTTATATCAACCCCTCGGGGCAGGAACAACTGGTTTGCAGAATTTTTCGATAGAGGATTTAATGATGAGTTTCCAGAGTGGTGCTCGATACGGGCTACTTATAAAGATAATCCGCGCATGTCTGAGATGGATATACAAGAAGCTAAAAAATCTATGTCCGATGCAGAATTTAGGCAGGAGTATGAAGCAGACTTTAACACTTACGAAGGGCAAATATGGAACTTTAATCACGAAAAGTGTATCGCTAATAATGAAGAGCTTGATATTCGCCGCATGGATGTTTTTGCTGGTCTCGACGTTGGCTATCGTGACCCTACGGCTTTCTGTGTGATTGCTTATGATTGGGATGAAGAGTTGTACTATGTTTTAGATGAGTACCTCGATGCCGAAAAGACAACCGAGCAACATGCCGCTGTAATTCGAGAAATGTCAGACAAATGGGACATCGACTATATTTATATAGATTCCGCAGCACAGCAAACTCGATTTGACTTCGCACAAAATTACGATATCAGTACTGTAAATGCAAAGAAGTCAGTACTAGATGGAATCGCACAGGTAGCTGGAATTGTTGACAATGATAAGATGATGGTCGACCAACGATGCGGAGAAGTACTATCTTGTCTAGATCAGTACCAGTGGGATCCAAACCCAAATCTAGCAAGAGAGAAGCCAAAGCATAATCGAGCATCGCACATGGCTGATGCTTTACGATACGCACTATATTCATTTGAGACAAGTCAGACTGGCTTCTAATGATACCTACAAAAAATAGTGTTTGACAATTTATCTTACAAGGGCTATAATTCAAAATGAAAAAGCTAAAAAGAGATCCGGTAAAATACATAAGAGATCGAGCTAAATCAAAGTATAAAAAAGGTTCAGAATGTCACATTTGTGGCGCTGACACAGAACTCGACTTTCACCACTTTTACACTCTAGCGCCTTTACTAAGAGAGTGGCTAAAAGAAAAACAAAAAGAAAGGCCCGCACACTATACGGACGAATATATAGTAATTTGGCGAGACGAGTTCATAGAAGATAAATGGGCGGAGCTGTACGAGCACACAGTCACGCTTTGCCATAAACATCATTTGGAACTGCATAGACTATACGGCAGAAATCCAGCCCTAGTGACTGCAACTAAACAGATGCGCTGGGTAGAGATTCAAAGAGATAAGCATGGCATGGTATGACAGAATAATCGGTAGAAAGGTTGAGGCGGACGAAGAGAAGCTAAATCCTGTTCAAAGCTACTACCAGAATACTACAGAGCCTACTCGCGAACAAACCATTAGTTATGAGCGAGCCTACGAAGATCTTGAGATTGTAAATCGAGGCGTAAATATAGTCGTAGACGATTGTTCTGAAGTTAACTTTAAAGTAATGGAGCAAACAAAAGCTCGTCCTGTTGTAAAAGGAGTAAAAGCCAGCAGAGTAAACCTCCTTCTTAATACAGAGCCTAATCCGTTTCAAGATATTTCTTCTTTCCGTAGAAATCTAATTACAGACTACATTATTGACGGAAATATTTTTATCTACTATGATGGAGTTCATTTATATCACTTGCCTGCAAGCAAGATGACTATAACTGCCAGTGGATCTACTTATATTGAAAGTTACACGTTTGACAACGGAACTGTTTTTAAGCCTTCAGAAATTATTCATGTAAAAGAAAACTCGTTCTATTCTATTTATAGAGGAGTCTCACGATTAAAGCCCGCTCTTCGAACTATGGTTCTTATGAAGCGAATGAGAGATTTTCAAGACAACTTTTTCAAGAATGGAGCTGTACCAGGATTAGTACTAAAATCGCCAAACACTTTATCTGAGAAGATTAAAGAGCGTATGATTCAATCCTGGAGCGCTCGGTATCGACCAGATGCAGGCGGCCGCAGACCTTTAGTTCTAGATGGTGGCATTGAAATTGATAAGATCTCGAATGTAAACTTTAAAGAGTTAGATTTTCAATCAGCAATTGAAGAAAATGAAAAAATTATTTTAAAAGCGTTGGGTGTCCCTCCTATTCTATTAGACTCAGGAAACAATGCAAATATTCGTCCAAATATGAGACTTTACTATCTTGAGACGATTATGCCAATTATTGAGAAAATTTCAAAAGCCTACGAAAGGTACTTTGGATTTACAATTGTTGAAGATATTACAGACATCCCTGCGCTACAGCCAGAATTACGAGACCAAGCAGCGTACTACTCAACTCTTGTAAACTCAGGAATCTTAACAGCAAACGAAGCCCGAGTAGCAATGAATTTTGACGAAGTAGCCGGATGTGAAGATATTAGAATACCTTCAAATATCGCAGGAAGCGCTGCAAACCCAGCCGTAGGCGGCAGGCCAGTAGAGGAATCACAAGATGATTAGACGTAGAGTTAAACGAGAAATAGCTAATAAACTTGCTGCTCAAGTCCTTCAATATAATCTTAGCGAAGGAATCACACACGATGAGTATCTTAAAATTGTTACTCATAGCCCAATTACTAAAAAAGACTTGAGTAGAGATTTTTGTAATCGTTGGGAAAGAGCACTTAGTATGATGCTGAAGTATCATCCCAAAGCGTTTGCGAAAGCAGCAGAAGCACACAAAGTTGCACCAAAGGCTGCTCCGGCACCTAAGCCCAAAGCTGCTCCTGCAAAGCCTGCTCCGGCACCTAAGCCTAAAGCAGCCCCCGTTAAGAAGGAGTCATAATGGAAAAGATTTTTAACTTAACGTCCACGTTTAAAGCCCTCGATGAAGATGATGGAGGCGTTCACATTTGTGGTATGGCTAGCACAGCAGATTTTGATCGTGCTGGAGATACTATTTCTGCGGAAGCGTGGACCAAAGGTGGTCTAGATAACTTTGAGAAGAATCCTATTATTCTTTTCAATCATGATTATAACAAGCCTATCGGACGCGCAACAGGACTTAAAGTCACTGAAAACGGTCTTGAACTTAAGGCTAAAATTTCTAAGTCTGCACCCGATCATGTGGCGCAGCTTGTAAAAGAAGGCATTCTTGGAGCTTTTTCTGTTGGTTTCCGAGTCAAGGATGCTGATTACTTAGCGGAAACTGACGGATTAAAGATTAAGGATGCTGAGTTGTTTGAAGTATCAGTTGTATCGGTACCTTGCAATCAAGCAGCTACTTTTTCGCTCGCGAAGTCATTTGACTCTATTGAAGAGTATAATGAATTCAAAAAAACTTTCACTAATAGTGTAGATCTAGCCGGTCAGTCTCTGGCTCAAGATGAAGATTCATTTGAAGCTAGTGATACACCGGATGGAACTGAAAAGTCAGTTCAAAAGGAGATGACAATGTCGGAAGTA